TCAGGTGATCCTGTGTTGTTGACGCAGATTGAAAAGAAGTATTTACGTATGGTTAGCCCGAAAGTGGTTTCTGACGAGATTGTCTGCAGTTTATGCAGTGGCCGTACACGTGATGATGATATGGTTATGATGCATTTGTGCGCGGGGGCCTTTGAGATTGTGCATAAACCCCGGTGTATTGAGTTAAGCATCGTTGCTGAAGGCGCATATGAGAATAATCTTTTTCATTTGAAAGGGTTCGCAGCGGCTATGGATGAAGCCCAGCGCCACGCATTGATTGCATCTGTTTGTAAATGTGCAGATAAGACGCAGTGTCCCTGCGGCATCAAGGCCCTAAAAAATATTTCCCAGGTACAGCCCCAAATAGAGAGAGGGCTTAACCAATCAAATAAAAACGAAATAGGAGAAAAACAAAAAATGAGTGCAGAAAAACAAGTAGAAGCACCAATATCAATAGCGCCCGGTGCGCCAGCAACGCCAGTCAAAGCAGGCACAGAATTGACTTATCAACAACTTGAAGATGCATTGACAAAGAATACAACTCAGATTATGGATGCTTGCAAATCAACAATTGCAGAGTCCGCAAGTAAACTTGAGGCTAAACTTGCAGCTAAATTGGAGTCAGATGTTAAAGCTGCAGTTGCTTCAGTTGTGCCTAAGCCGAGAGCAAATGGCAAAGGCCAAGTTGGAGGCTTCAATGCAGGTGCATTCAATACCTCTGGAATTGATGATGCTCAACGCTTAAACAACATTTTCGCTAAAAAAGGCAATATGGGAAAAGCAGGCCTTGAATTGGCTGCAGCTTCAAAACGTATGGGCAGCTTAACTGCCGATGTAATTCATTCTGATGAGGAGGACTCTTAAACATGTCTTTTGATGGTTCAGGACCTAAAGTTATTCCCGATCTAGAGCAGACTTTCTTGGCAGATTCAGGCTATACAACTCCCGCTGTAGGCGACCCCGTTTATGTTTCAAGCGACAACAAAGTTAGCTTATGTGCAGGTGCGAACCCAGCGTTTGTTGGCTTTGTGCAATCTGTAATTCCAGCAGATACCTTTGGCAATAAACTGCTTAACGTCTACGTTTTCGGCCATAGAATACGATGTAAAAACACTTCTGGGCAACCTATGACTGCTGGCATGGTTGTTACTTCTGGCGGCAGCAACGGCATAACCGTTTTGGCTGCAGTTACAACTCTTGATGCAGCATGGAGTACAACTCCCACTTTGCTTCTTGCGGCTATTAATGCGCAATTGAGCCGTAGAGGCGTTGTTGTTGTTGGCGGAGCAAATAATGCGTTGGTGCAAATAATCTTCGGATAAACCGAAGCAAAACCCCTTGAAAAAACAAGTAAAAAATAAAAAAGAAAAATAAAGGAGAATGAAAAAACTATGAGTTTTAATGAAGATGCTTTAACATTTGTTGATTCAGCTGCAATTCAATATCCCGAGTTACATCAAGTCATAATTGAAATGACTATGCCAAACCTAATCTTGAAACGCTTGTTCACTGATGATGTTTTGAAGAGTGGTCGCACAAAGACTTACGCGAAAGAAAATGGTTCTCACAGTGTAGGAATAAGTGAGGTTGCGCCAGGTACAGCGGTTCCAGTTGATTTTACACCGATGAGTTATGCTACTGTAAGTCCCTATAAACGTGGGGAAGCTGTTGAAATTCCTAAAGAAGTTGTGGAAGACGTTGACCTACCTGTCATTAATCAGCAACTCAAAAGACTTGCCAGACGATTAGCTTACCAAATTGAATTAGATTGCTGGACAGTTATGTTAGCTGCAGTTCCAGGAGCAAATAGCAATGCATGCACAGGAAAAACCATCACGGTAACCGGAACAGAATTTACTAAAGCGAACACTGCTGGTATGGAAGATTTCAATGCTGCTGAAGCCCTAATCAATGCAGGCGATTTTCTGATGGATACTATTGTTTGCAATCCAATTCAGAAGCGTGACATCAAGAATCTACCGAACTATTCGCTTTATCGTGAAGAGATTTCGCCGATTACTCAGCAACCGATGCAGATGCTTGGTGAATGGGAACTTTGCTGGAGTAACGTGGTTCCTGCAGGCACAATTATCTGTGCATCTACAGGCAAAAACTTGAGTGCTGCTTATGCGCCTATGGGCTTCTTCTTGGTGAAGCGTCCTTTGACTACTGATGTTGAATTGCTGAAGAGTAAAGAAATTGTTAAGCCAATTCTCACGACAAGATATGCGCCTGTTGTTACTAGCGGTGCATGTTTAGCTGCGATCACTGGGTTAGCAACAAGTTAAGCATAACCAAACGAATAAAATTAGCGTTATTTTGTTTGCCCACATCTTTTAACTGTGGACCGTAAAGCCGGACATTCGCATTAACATTGTAACTAAAACAGAACTTTATGGGGTAATTGATGTTTATGGCTATGGGTCAATATGAATTTGGTGTGCAAAAAGGTAAGAAAATACGTGAGCCACGTGGCACTATTAAACGGCTTGAAAAGTTTTTTAGCGGGTTTATAACGTGTTGGGGCCGTAAAAATGCTTTTTGCGATAGCCACATCAGTTTGTGTTTGCCGTGTATTAAGCTGCGTTTTATTTCGCGGTTTGGGCGTTTGCCTTATAGTTTCGGAATTAACACTAAAGATGGCACGTACTATTTTGTTTCTGGAAAAAGGTTTGCGTGTTCAGATGCTTTTTTCATGAGTTTTCAGATGCAGAAGTGTTGGCAAAAAAAAGAGGCTGAGTGGCGGGCTTCTTTGAAAGTTTCACAGCAGAAAGGAAGAGCTCTGTTGTGAAGCGTAAATCACTTATTGTTAATGGTCCTTTGCTGGATTTAGGTGATGTGTTGGCTATTGCAAGGGTGCAGGGCAAAATTGTTTTGGGTGTTGAGCGGGTTCGGGTTTTGCCTTTTCTTGTTTCTTTTGAAGATGGTTATGTGGTTGTTGTTGAAGAATCAAAATAGGGTTGTTGCGGAACTTTCGGTTGTAGAAGGTAGGTAAATGAAAAATGTTTGAAAACTCTTGGTAAGTTATATTCGGCGTTTAGTTTAGGGTTCTTACACGGTAACAAACAGAATTTAATTGCTATTCTGTTAACTGCACCAATATCTATTCCACTGTTTGTTTTTCTATGGTTAGCAACGAATGTTTTTAAAGTTGCATCTAAAAAGACTTTGCCTAAATTGATGTCTGGATTATTAATTTGTACGTTGCTTGTTGGCATTGGAATAGTGGCTGTTGGACAACTAAATTTTGCGAGGGCAGATTCAACCTTTGGCTACTCAACTGTTGGTTCAAATACTATGAGTTATGGGTTTATGTTTCAAGGACAAATTTATAATTTGCCAATTAACGCTTATGTTTCAAGCATCTCCGTTTATGCTGATGTGTCAGGGGGAATTTGCAATTTAGGAGTAGCTATATATAATGGCTCTGATTTTGTTGCCGGAGCTTTAGGCGTAAACGCTGTTACAGGTGGAGCAAAATGGGATACAGTGTCTTTTCCATCTCCAGTTTATTGTACGGCTGGAAATTACTATCTTGTTTTTCTCGGTGGCAACTCAAGTAACCAAATGATAAACTATTACAATTCAGGTGGCATGGAATATTTCGGTGGAATTTCAAGTTATTCTGATGATTTTCACGGTAGTTTTCCTTCTACAATTTCTTGGAGTAGCGACAACGCTTACCAGTACAGTATTTACGCTACATATTCCGCAACTGTTCCAACTCCTACACCATCAGCAACACCGACACCAACATCAACACCAACACCAACGCCAACACCAACACCATCAGCTTCCCCAACACCCACACCGACTCCAACCCCGTTAGTTGCAGGTGAAACAGATAATACCCAAAGTTTAACGGGTTACTCAACAGGTGAAGGATCATCTTCAACTCAATGGTACGGATTCTCAGATAATGGCATATCAAGCGGGGTTCTTGATACTGGTGGAATACCTGCTGGAAGCAACATAACATCTGCTTCAATAGAATTAGCTGCTCAAAGCGGGTTAGGCACAGTACAGTTCCAATTTGCGCAAGAATACTTTAACACAAGTGGAATTTATCTTCAATGGCTTGCCAATTCAACCACAACCGCGACAATAACAACTACACCAACATTGATAATTTTAAACTTTCCAAGTAATACTCAATTTGATGCCGCGAATTATTACTCAGTTTATCCAATTCTAACGTTTACTTCGACTGCATCAGGAACAAATGTGTCTTATGGTTCACATGGAGCAAATGCACAGTTTAGCTATTTTGGATTTTGGAATTGGTCAACAACAAACACTTTAAAATCTCCTGTTTATGGAGTAGATGTTGACCGAGATTTTATCCAATCCATAACTTACACGTTACCCGATTCACCTGCTCCTTCTCCAACACCTTACCCAACACCAACCCCAGCACCCATGCCAACTAATACAGTTGGAGTGACGCTTAATCAAAGTGCAGTTTGGATGTATGACAATCATGGATATGGTCCCGAAAATGGAGATTTTAGCTCAAACGGAATGACTACATCAATCAACACTTTAGCGGCGCATGGCATTAAACAGGTTTTTCTTGAACCCGTAGGTGCATCGGCGGGAGCTTACACAGGTTACGGTGACAGTTGGAACGTAAACGGAACTTTAGATATTACTTACTCAGAAACTTCTCAAACATGGCATACCTATGTTAGTTTAGCTCATGCTCAAGGCATCCAAGTTCTTGTTTGGACTCAGAATTGGCAAATGCTTAATGTGAACCCAAATGGTTATAGTGGAACAAATTGGTCTTCATTAAAAACATTTTTTGACTCCGTTTTAAGCTATACAGGAGCAGACGGATTCAGCGATGACGTTGAACAAGCCTACAATGTACAAAATGGAACAGAACTGCAATTCGTCTATTACAACAACAACATGACTGCTTACATGCATAGTGAAGGTAAACTTTGGGAGCCAGCCATAACCTTCTATGATAATGCAGATGGAACTCTTCCAGCAGGCACAACATTGTATAGTGAATTAAAAGTTGACCAAATAGTAATCATGTTCTATGGACCGGGCAGCATGTTTGGTCAAGACCCAGCATTCTTCACTGACTTGTTTACTCCAACACCCGCTTCACCTATGATGATTGGAATAGACTGTGCTGGAACGGCATCAAATCAATATATTGCTTTTGCAAATTACATAAACGCTTATCAGCCTACACCTATGCTTGACGGCTATGCATTGTGGCACTACAACTTAGCTAACAATGCTCCTGCTTGGGCTACGCTTGACGAATTTAACACAAACTTTTTGATTAGTTCATCACCAAGTAATTCATACACTGCATCGCTTACAGTTACGAATCCAACAAACATCACTTATACTACATCAACTATTCCAATCCAATTAAGTAGCAGTGGCAACGACACAAACAAAGTAATATCTTGGAACGTAAAATTCAGTAATAGTACTTGGCTTTACGGCAGCAACCAAACATATTCAACCACAACAAGCGCAACCATTAATCAAAACGTAACTAACGCTTTATTTGCAGCTAAGGTTTTAGGTGATAATGGAGCAAACGATTCTAAACAAGTGTACTTTAGTGTTGGGATTTATACGCCAGACCCAACTCCTACGCCTTCGCCAACTCCCACACCGACAGCAAGCCCCACGCCTACACCTACAGCAACACCTACCCCAACTCCTACACCTACTGCTTCACCAAGTCCGACGCCAACGCCTACTCTAACTCCTACACCAACACCGACCCCTTTCGGGACCCCCACTCCAAGCCCAACTCCAAACCCAAACGCCCCTAACGTTTACAATGTACCCGTAGTCATCGTGATTGTAACAGGAGGGACTGTAACAGTCATCGCGTATTTCTACCGTAAAGCAGTGAAGACCCGAACCCAAACTGCCTTTGTTGAACTTCCAGTTTTCTTTTTCTTAGGTTTCAATAGTGGATTTGATTAACATGAAAACAATCCTCGGATTCTGGAGTAAAACAGGAAACACCATCACAGGAACAGTAGATGCTTCAGAAAAAGCACTTGCTGTTGAAGGCTCTGAACTTGACCAAAACTATACGCATGAAGCACAGGTTACGGTGCCTTCTGGGGGGAAAGCTGGGTTAATTGTTAATCACACTTACGATAGTAGCTGGAATGAGTCTTATCTTGCTGTTTATTTAGATCAAGTAAACAATGTAGTGACTTTGGAGTATGTTGTGCGTGACCAAACAGGCACTGAGGTCTCAAGAGAGATCTTGGATCAACGTGTTTTTCCTGTAACCGCTGGCGCCGCTTATTATTTAGCTGTTGAAAGCGAAGTTTTAAGTGATGGATCATTTGCGGTTTATGGCAAAGTTAACGGGTTTACGGTTGTTGAAGCGGAAGATTTAGAGGTGCCTCTTAATGCGGGGCAGCGGGGTTTCGAAGTTTTAACTGGGGCTAATGCATCCTTTAATTATGTGGCTCCGTCGCCTTTTGATAGTTGGGTGCCTTTTCAACCAGCGTTCACAACTTTAAGCGAAGTTGTAGGGCATTTGAATGCTGCAGGACCCGATAGCAACGGTAACTATACCGTGTATGGCTTACCTATTGGAGCTGCTTCGTTTCAAAGCCAAGTGGATCTTGCTAACAAGTACATTACGAGTTTGGTGCCTTCGTTGTTAGGTCCTGGGTTTGTGGATCCGCGGGAAGCGTCAGCTGAATTAGCAGCTACAGATTTAGCTTGTCTCGGCGTATTAGTGACTAGTGT